CGAATACGTCTACGATTAGTTCGTAGCTGTAGCACAGGTGCCCAGTGTCGGTGATGCCCAGCACTGCTGAGTCAAGGCCATCCAGTTTGATTGCATCGTCTTGTAAAAAGTATCCGCAGTCATCCCATTCAATTGGGTATAGGTCTTTCACTTTTTCATCCTCTTGTTCCAGTAAAGTTTTGCCATTAGCTTGGCGTTGGCGATCCCCTGCTTCACGTCCTTTGTATTCCAGACGTGGTGCCAGTGCTTCTTGGTCTCGCAGTCAATGACTACTGACCTGCACTCTGGGGTATAAGGTAGGTCGTGCTGCTTCTGCACGATGAAAGCTTCGATGGCTAACTGCTCGCAGTCCTTGTCGTACACCTTGGCTTTGCCCTTGGTGTTGGTGCGGCACTTGTAGTCCGCTAGGAATAGCTTACCTTCGTTGTCATAGCCGATGAAGTCTATGCTTCCTGCTATCTTGATCAACTTGTCTGCCACTACGCACTCGGTGGCAATCGGTTTGACTTCGCAGACCTGCATCCATTCTAGGAATGGTGCTGCCCACTCTTGGTATGGTGACTCCCCGATCTCGTGCCCGTGAAGCTGAGCCTGTACTAACTCTTCGATGCGGTAATGCACGGCGGTGCCAAATTCGGAGGATGGTATTAATGAGCCATCAGTAGGGTGCTGTCGCATCCCGTAGCATAGGCGTTCAATCTCTCGCCAGTGCAGGTGAGGGTTCTCCCTCCCAAGTTCAACCATCTTAGATGGTTTGTAAATGCTGTCTAAAAATTCATCCTTGCAGATGCCAAGTACAGTAGTAACGGACGGAAAAATAGCACGGACTTTGCGAGCCTGTGCTACTGTAGTGATGTCGTCCCGCAGGAAAGCATCTAGTGTATCATTGCAGTCATAGAAGTGAGCCATCCATAGATTGAATGACTCACTGTATGACTAGTCAACTATAATTCGTCTTCGTCCATGTCCATCAAGTAGTTGATGGCATCTCGTAACGAAGTAGTCGGGATGATCTCGTCGATGTTGTCCTCGAATGAGTACGTCTCGATGACGTTGAACTTCCCGTCTACGTCTGTGTTGAACACGATGTGCAGGTGCTTCTCTTGGATGAACTTGAGTATCTCTTCTGCACTGCGTTGAGGAAGCGACTGCGGGTGCACGAAGTACTTGTCTCCGTCATCTAGGTCAACGACAAGGCAGTCGTCGAATCGGTTCAGGTCGTTGAGGCGTTGAACCACTGCGTCCTGTCCGAGTTTGTTTGCTACCCCTGATGGGTAGGTGTTTATTAGTATTTGTTCCATAGTATTATTGTTGTTGGTGATAGGCTGAGCGTACCTTGTAGTAGTACTCATTGAGATTTCTTTGCTTTGCATCTTGTCGGGGATGCTCGACTCGGTGCCGTGCCCCGCCTCCTCCGTTCCAGATGAATGCAACGTGCTTGAGGGTAGGGTTGTCGATGTCTTGCAGGTAGTATATAATTACACTGCGGCAGACGGCACGAGCGGTCTGCTCGTCGAATGCATCTGAGTGCTTTAGGCTGGCACCCGTGATCCTGTTGTAATCTTGAATCATTACATCGTGAATCTGTAGGATGCCGTAGGCTTTGCCGTTGTCTCCGATCTCGGAGCTACGTCCGTTGCTCTCGACCTGTATGAGTGCCTGTATGGCACGCTCTAGGGTTTCCCCCGTACCCGTGAGGCTAGTGCCCACGAGCAGGAGGATGAAGGCTAGTGCCCTCATAGCACGTCCCCTTCGTTGGACAGGTAGCCTGTCTCGACTAGGTCACGTGCCGTTCGCTGGTAGTACCCTTGCAGGCTGTTGATGGTACCCGTGCTGATCAGTGCCCCGAAGAGCTTGAGGGTATCGTAGGAGTCCAGCTCGCCCATCTCGAAATCGGTGATTAGGCTTACTAGGTCTTGCGTATCTGCTTGGGGAAGCAGGCTTCCCTTTTCTGTTTGTGTGCTCATAATTTTGCTTGACGTTATTATTTTGGTTATTAGAATTAAGAATGTATTCCTTAAGGAGCCTCCCCCAGAATGGGGGAAGAGTAAAGGAAAAAGGGAATCCTTAAGGAGTACGTCCACGGATAAAAAAGGCAGTAGCCTTATGGATTATCTTGATCGCCTCAAAGGAGCTGATAAACCCTAATTGGAGCAGGTCTTGAACCTCGTTGCATACTGCAACAAGGTAAAAGAGGTCTACGTAGTCACCGTGCTTACGATGCGTGATCGTAACGTGCTCCCCTTCCTGCCCTGTAGGCTCGTTGAAGGTCACGTCGAATAGTTCTGTCTTGTATTTGTTCATAGGTTATTCCTCGGTGTTGGTTATTAGGTTATTAAAGGGAGGCGTAGCCTACCCTAGTGAAGGCCACGGAGCAACTGATGTCGCCACGTACGCCCATGTAAAGGACTACGCTGTCGGTAGTCCCGTGTTGCTTAGCTCGCAGTTCTGTGCATCCGCCGTAGCGACTGCGATTAACTGTGAGTCCCTTACCCTCGGCTCGCAGTATGCGAGCGCAAAGGAGGAAGTTTCTGATAGCATTTTTATTGGTCATAATTTAGTCCTGTTGGTATTGTTCTAGTGATCGGCACCCCGTCCGTACGAACAGGATGTCGAGACAGCATTCATTAAGATCGCCGTTTATCTTTGAGACAAGGTCAATCTCGGCTTCGGTGCAGATGCCTGCATTGATTAGTGTATCGTATAAGTCCATAGTTTAGTGCCTCTGTGTGCCGCTGTGCGGCGTTTTGTTAGGTTGCGAGTGCTAGGATAGCCCTGCTACCCAGAAAGCCCCTCAGCGGTAAGCTGAGAGGCTGTTAGGTTACTTGATCTTTTCTTGTACGTCTCGGGCTGACTCCTGCCAAGCTTCCCAGCTGATCATTCCGTTTGTCCAGTTGTCTGGCTTGGACTCAATTGCCAGCACCTGCTCGCAGTATTTGTCGAGTGCAGACATTATTAGCACTTGGTTGAGGGGTGATCCGAACTGCATTGCATCAGTTACTTTTTCTAGGTTTGTTTTATTCATGGTGTTTTGGTGTTTATTGGTTGGTGTTGGTTGCTTGGTGTAGGGTTAGTAGCCGACTGAGTACGCCCAGTCTTCGATGCGGTGCAGGATGCTGTCGGGTATCTCGTACTGACGGGCTCCGCAGGCTGTGGTGAAGTACCCTAGATCGAGTACACTAGCGATGCTGCCAGAGCAGCTGCCTTTTGATATCCATCCCTGTGAGTTTGGCTCGCTGTCGGGGTCGATGTTGACTTCGCAGAGGTAGCCGTTGATTTTCTTTGTGTGCTTTTCCATAGTTATGTGTGTGGGTTAGTTGTTGTCATTGATAATGTCGAAGATCGCCTGTGCGCCTTGGAGGCGTGCTATGGCATCGGACACTATAGGTTGACTAGGGTGATACCCCTTGTCGCACAGTTTGTGTACGTGCAGGTGGTATTTGTCGATTAGCTGGAGTAGCCTATCGTGAGTCTTATCGTCGATGTTAATCATAGTTTGAATTGGTTGGTGTTGGTTGGTTGGTATTAAGAATTAGCCTGGATTTCAACGAGGCGGTCAAGTACTTCGTACTCCAACTGCTCCCAGATTTTGACGTACTCGCCGATGGCATCGAGTGGCACTTGGTAACCAGCTTGAATCTGCTCAGCTTGTACCGATTGAATCCACTGGTCAGCGCCCTCGCTAGGTGTTACACGACCGAATGAAACTAGCTCGGCGAGTGTGTGCCCCGTCCAGTTTGTGCGTTCAAGGATGTCGTTTACTGTAGGTAATTTAATATTCATAGTATTGTATTGGTTGGTTAGATGTTGATGCCATATTGAGCAAACGCATCTAGTATACTAGATTTTGTCTCGGCCTCTAATTTTTGAGAGTAAAAAGGGTTGTCGAAATCGGCAATTTCACCGTCTTTCTCGGCCTCCTCTGCAATTGCAGATCGTATGTCATTCCTCAAATGCCATACAAAATCAGTTTGGCCAAGGAATTCATTTAATGATTGGTAATTGTAGCTTTTCATAGTGTGTGCGTTTTGTGTGTGTGTGTGTTGGTTGGTTGCAAGCGGAGTGCTTACACCCAGAAAGCCCCCCAGCGTGCTAAGCTGGGAGGCTAGTTAGATTGAGCGTGTCGGTCACTCTATCGCCATGTGGCGGCTGTCTATACTGGGGGAATCCTTAGCTCCTCGTCATTGTGGTACAGCTCCGAGTTGTATGTCCGCATCGGTCGGCGGTGGCTTGCGCTGGTATCATGAGAGGCTCTCGGTCGGGGAACGACCAGCCAAGAGCCGTGAGGCACTTCTGAGGCTGGCAACCCCCCTCGGGGATGACTCGGATGACTGGAAAAGAACGGGTACTACAACACCCATAATGTGCATAGATCGTGCACTGTCAAATTAATTCTCAATTATTTTACCTATATATGCATTTTTTTTTCGGGCTGTTTGGGGAAGCAGAGCTTCCCCTTACGTGGTCATAGCCTAGCCCAAAAACCAGTGAACACCTGTATACCGAAATTCGCTGAAGGGATTTTCGGAGCAGCCGAGGGTCAGCATACCCGCAGCCAAGTCGGAAGCCATACAGGGCATCCTCGTCGCTTTGTTCACCTATCAAGCACAAAAGTAGTGAACACCCTGTAATCCCCCCTTTAATAGCTGAGCTAATAATCTGAGAAGCACAGAGAAGCAAGGCTTCTCTTATAAGCAGCAGACAGCTGCGCTTATCCAATGACCATATCCCCTTTACTATTAGCTGCACTCCTTAAGGAGTACAAGAGTCCCTAGCATCAGTTGTGCTTATGTATGCAAGGTAGAGTAGGGTAAAGTAGGTGGACTTATGCTGTCAATGCTTTCACCTTCCAAAGAAGAAAAACTTATCTCATACCCGTGAAGCCGACCCCTATTAGCTGTGCTTATGCTGGAACCTGCCGTGCCTTGGCTATTAGCTGGGCTTATGTCCCCGAGGTTGCGGACTTGCTATTAGCTGGGCTTATACTGGGGTTCTGCGGTGCCTTGCCGTGCCCGATGAAGGTAGCTTGCGGTGCCGTGCGGAGGCGCCGTTGATGGGGGGAGGGGGTTGCTTTCGTCGTGCTGGTCTGAACTGTTTATTCATAAACCGCCCCATAAAAAAATACCCCCCTCATAGCCCTATACCCAACCAGCTACCTGTACTCCTTAAGGAGTGTTGTTAAGTTTTTCTTTGACGTTGGTTATACCTTATTTCCCTTGCCCCTACGGGGACGGGAAACCCTTTAAGGCTTGGACTCCTTAAGGAGTATGCTTTGAGTCTAATGAACTATAAGATTGACAGTCAAGTTTTATTTTCATTTAATTTTTAAATGCTAGAGGAAGCGAATAATAAAGAGGCATTGATGAAGGAGATCCAAGGTGCCATCTGGGAAGTAGCCGACAAGAAAGAGATCGCTCAGGTGCGGAGTCTGTCTAGGCACAACCCCGAAAAGGTAGCCTCGATCCTTTATCTGTATAGTACTGGCAACAGCCAGACGAGGATTGTTAAGAAGTACGGCATAGATAGGGAGACAGTCATCAGCGTCCTGTCGGACTACACGGATCATCTAGGGAAGTTCAGGGACTTAAGCGGCAAGATTGCCGCAAAGAGTTACCTGAATCTGTCTAGCCTAGAGGAGGACCTGATTAACTCAGTGCGTGATGACCTAGAATCAGGGGAACTAAAGCCTACAGTCAGGGACCTAAAGGAGATTTCTATATCGGTATCCAATGCAGCTAGGCAGGCATTCACTGCTCGTGGCGAGGCCACGCAGATAACTGAGGACCGCCAGGTCATCACTCAGGAGGACTACGACGAAACAATTAAGGCAGCAAAGGAAAGAATCCAGAAACTTAAACAAGCAGAGGTAATAGAAATAGATGAGCACTAAAGGAAGCGGCCCCCGCAAGGGGCACAACGCTGAGAAACAGCGTAAGAACTACGACTGTATTGATTGGAGTAAGAAACCATCTGCACCCAGGACGGAGCAGCCTAGATCTAAAAGTACGGGGAAGCTTGCTTCCCCTAAAAGTAAGTAATGCCAATTAGCTTTACAGAGCACCCGATCATTCGGCCTCCTACAGACGAGGAGATAGTCCTGCTTGGTGAGCAGGACCCTAAGCTATTGGCTGCACTGCACGAGGCTCACGAGGGAAGGATACAAGCAGCAGAGGAAGACCCTATACGCTACGGCTTTGACCTAGCGGGATGGGACAGAATCCGTCATGGACTAAAAGCAAAGAATGAGGTACTGGCACTAGGTGGCAACAGGTCGGGCAAGACTACTGGCTGCGCCAAGATGCTAATGGAAGCTGTCACAGAAAGTATGGACGGCCATATCGTATGCTTTTCCCAGAACGCAGATACCTCTATTAAGGTACAGCAGGCCGCAGTATGGGAGATGATGCCAAGGGAGTTCAAGCGCAAGACTAAGAGCGTAGACGGATACATCAACTACTCTATGCAGAATGGCTTTACGGCTTCTTCGTTTATCTTCCCAGATACTAGGACCCGTGTAGACTTCAAGACCTACACGCAGTACAGCAACAACCAGACGATCCTTGAGGGTTTTGAGTTCGGGTTTAAGCAGCCCGCAGGGTTGAATATCGGGGCCTGGCTTGACGAATACCTAGGCGACGCTGCACTGGTTAATACCTTGCGTTTCCGTTTAGCTACCCGTGACTCAAAGATGCTTATCGGCTTTACACCGATTGACGGATATACACCATTTATATCTGAGTACCTAAAGAATGCTGAAACTTTAAAGACCCGACCCGCTGCTTTACTCAAAGACAAAGCAGTACCAATTGAGCAGTACAGCCCTGGCAGAGATGCAAGAGTTGTGTACCTGCACTCAGACGAGAATCCGTTTGGGGGTTACGAGCGTATAGCCAAGGACCTAGTCAACCAGCCTGAGTCAGAGATAATGGTACGTGCCTACGGCGTACCAGTGAAATCAGCAAATGCTTTGCTTCCTTACTTCAATACAGAGGTAAACGTACTTAACGAAAAGCCCAACAAGTACAAGATGGAGTTCCCCGACATTTCGGATAAGTTGGAGTTCACCTGCTATCAGGTAGTTGACCCTGCTGGTGCAAGGAACTACACGGCTATATGGGCAGGAGTAAACGAACTAGGGGAAGTATACATCCGCAAGGAGTGGCCAGACCGTGGCACCTATGGGGAATGGGCAATATTCGGGGACCCCAAGTGGAGGTACGGCCCTGCATCTAAGAAGGTTGGCCTTAACGTAGAGGGATACTGCGAGCTATTTAAAGAAATTGAAGAAGACCTAGGCATCGAAGTAATAGAGCGCATTGGTGACTCAAGGTTCTTTGCAAAGGAGAATGAAAACAATGATGACCTGTTTACTTCATTCTATGACTTTGGTCTAAGCTTTATCCCGTCAAGCGGGGTAATGGAGGAGCAGGGCATTACTGCCCTCGATGATTGGTTTAACTATAATCCAAATGCAGGGGTAGACCTATCGAACCGACCGCTGTGCTACATACACGAGGACTGCGGAAACTTAATAGACAGCCTAATTAACTATAATTCTCAGGGTAAATCAGACGAAGCACTAAAGGATTTCTTCGATGTGATCCGATACCTAAGAATGTCAAACGGAGGAGAAGGTCCAGACTTTATAACTGACTCCTCTATGCAAGCAACCAGAACAAATAAAGGAGGATACTAATATGCCTAAGAAAAGAATTACAACAATAGCAGCAGAGAACGAACTAGAACTAGAATACCTCGTAGGGTTAATAGAAGATAAACTACCAGAGGATACTATTACTGGAGTCGGCAAGGGAAGATGGATCAACGAAGAGGGACAGGCAATGCTTGAAAAAGCAATTGACATTCCTGAGCTTACGCCTAAGATTCTTCGTGGAGTCGTGCACTCTAAGGCACCAAACAGAAGTTACCTGTACGTCTATATCAAAGAAATCAAAAAGAAAGTACCAGTAGTTATTCCAAGAAAACTTGAGAATCATTTACTTCCTGGCAAGAATGTAAACGTAGAAGTCATCACTGATGACAGGGGCACCTCCTATCGCTATGTCAGATAAGGATGACATAACTTTAGATCCAGAA